CGTACACAGACAACGGATAACGGTAAGCAGAACACCTATTTCTCCTCACTGGATAACATGGTTGCCCAGGGCAATGTTCTGCCTGTTCTGTACGGGGAAATGCGCGTGGGGTCACGCGTGGTTTCTCAGGAGATCAGCACGGCAGACGAAGGGGACGGTGGTCAGGTTGTGGTGATTGGTCGCTGATGCAAAATGTTTTATGTGAAACCGCCTGCGGGCGGTTTTGTCATTTATGGAGCGTGAGGAATGGGTAAAGGCAGCAGTAAGGGGCATACCCCGCGCGAAGCGAAGGACAACCTGAAGTCCACGCAGTTGCTGAGTGTGATCGATGCCATCAGCGAAGGGCCGGTTGAAGGTCCGGTGGATGGATTAAAAAGCGTGCTGCTGAACAGTACGCCGGTGCTGGACACTGAGGGGAATACCAACATCTCCGGTGTCACGGTGGTGTTCCGTGCCGGTGAGCAGGAGCAGACACCGCCGGAGGGGTTTGAATCCTCCGGCTCCGAGACGGTGCTGGGTACGGAAGTGAAATATGACACGCCGATCACCCGCACCATTACGTCTGCAAACATCGACCGTCTGCGCTTTACCTTCGGCGTGCAGGCACTGGTGGAAACCACCTCAAAGGGGGACAGGAATCCGTCGGAAGTCCGCCTGCTGGTTCAGATCCAGCGTAATGGTGGCTGGGTGACGGAAAAAGACATCACCATTAAGGGCAAAACCACCTCGCAGTATCTGGCCTCGGTGGTGGTGGGTAACCTACCGCCGCGCCCGTTCAATATACGGATGCGCAGGATGACGCCGGACAGCACCACAGACCAGCTGCAGAACAAAACGCTCTGGTCGTCATACACCGAAATCATCGATGTGAAACAGGGCTACCCGAACACGGCACTGGTCGGCGTGCAGGTGGATTCGGAGCAGTTCGGCAGCCAGCAGGTGAGCCGTAATTATCATCTGCGCGGGCGCATTCTGCAGGTGCCGTCGAACTATAACCCGCAGACGCGGCAATACAGCGGTATCTGGGACGGAACGTTTAAGCCAGCATACAGCAACAACATGGCCTGGTGTCTGTGGGATATGCTGACCCATCCGCGCTACGGCATGGGGAAACGTCTTGGTGCGGCGGATGTGGACAAATGGGCGCTGTATGTCATCGGCCAGCATTGCGATCAGTCGGTGCCGGACGGTTTTGGCGGCACGGAGCCGCGCATCACCTGTAATGCGTACCTGACCACACAGCGCAAGGCGTGGGATGTGCTCAGTGATTTCTGCTCTGCGATGCGCTGTATGCCGGTATGGAACGGGCAGACGCTGACGTTCGTGCAGGACCGACCGTCGGATAAGGTGTGGACCTATAACCGCAGTAATGTGGTGATGCCGGATGATGGTGCGCCGTTCCGCTACAGCTTCAGCGCCCTGAAGGACCGCCATAATGCCGTTGAGGTGAACTGGATTGACCCGAATAACGGCTGGGAGACGGCGACAGAGCTTGTGGAGGACACGCAGGCCATTGCCCGTTACGGTCGTAACGTCACGAAGATGGATGCTTTTGGCTGTACCAGCCGGGGGCAGGCACACCGCGCCGGGCTGTGGCTGATTAAAACAGAACTGCTGGAAACGCAGACCGTGGACTTCAGCGTGGGTGCCGAAGGGCTTCGCCATGTACCGGGCGATGTCATTGAAATCTGCGATGATGACTATGCCGGTATCCGCACCGGCGGGCGCGTGCTGGCGGTAAACAGCCAGACCCGGACGCTGACGCTCGACCGTGAAATCACGCTGCCATCTTCCGGCACCACGCTGATAAGCCTGGTTGACGGGCAGGGGAGTCCGGTCAGCGTGGAGGTTCAGTCCGTCACCGACGGCGTGAAGGTGAAAGTGAGCCGTGTTCCTGACGGCGTTGCTGAATACAGCGTATGGGGGCTGAAGCTGCCGACGTTGCGCCAGCGCCTGTTCCGCTGCGTGAGTATCCGTGAGAACGACGACGGCACGTATGCCATCACCGCCGTGCAGCATGTACCGGAAAAAGAGGCCATCGTGGATAACGGGGCGCACTTTGACGGCGACCAGAGCGGCACGGTAAATGGTGTCACGCCGCCAGCGGTGCAGCACCTGACCGCAGAAGTCACCGCAGACAGCGGGGAATACCAGGTGCTGGCGCGCTGGGACACGCCGAAGGTGGTGAAGGGCGTGAGCTTCCTGCTTCGCCTGACCGTGGCAGCGGATGACGGCCGTGAGCGGCTGGTCAGCACGGCCCGGACGACGGAAACCACTTACCGCTTCACACAACTGGCTCTGGGGAACTACAGGCTGACAGTCCGGGCAGTAAATGCGTGGGGGCAGCAGGGCGATCCGGCGTCGGTATCGTTCCGGATTGCCGCACCGGCAGCGCCGTCGCGGATTGAGCTGACGCCGGGCTATTTTCAGATAACCGCCACGCCGCATCTTGCGGTTTATGACCCGACGGTACAGTTTGAGTTCTGGTTCTCGGAAAAACGGATTGCGGATATCAGGCAGGTTGAAACCAGCGCGCGTTATCTTGGTACGGCACTGTACTGGATAGCTGCCAGTATCAATATCAAACCGGGCCATGATTATTATTTTTACGTTCGCAGTGTGAACACCGTTGGCAAATCGGCATTCGTGGAGGCTGTCGGTCAGCCGAGTGATGATGCATCAGGCTATCTGGATTTTTTCAAAGGCGAGATAGGGAAAACCCATCTGGCTCAGGAGCTGTGGACGCAGATTGATAACGGTCAGCTTGCGCCTGACCTGACTGAAATCAGGACGTCCATAACGGATGTCAGCAATGAAATAACACAGACCGTCAATAAGAAACTGGAAGACCAGAGTGCAGCGATCCAGCAGATACAGAAGGTTCAGGTTGATACAAATAATAACCTGAACAGCATGTGGGCAGTGAAGCTGCAGCAGATGCAGGACGGACGCCTTTATATTGCGGGTATCGGTGCCGGTATTGAGAACACCCCTGACGGCATGCAGAGTCAGGTGCTGCTGGCAGCAGACAGGATTGCGATGATTAATCCTGCGAATGGCAACACAAAGCCGATGTTTGTTGGTCAGGGCGATCAGATATTCATGAATGAAGTGTTCCTGAAACGCCTGACGGCTCCCACCATTACCAGCGGTGGAAATCCGCCGGCATTTTCCCTGACACCGGACGGAAAGCTGACCGCTAAAAATGCGGATATCAGTGGCAGTGTGAATGCGAACGCCGGGACGCTCAACAATGTCACGGTAAATGAAAACTGTACGATTAAGGGCATGCTGGAGGCGACTCAGGTCAGAGGTGACTTCGTTAAAGCTGTATCCAAATCATTCCCGAAACAGGCTGGTACGTGGGGTAATACGGAAACACCAAACGGGACGGTTACAGTCACCATCAGCGATGATCATAACTTTGACCGTCAAATCATTATTCCGCCCATTATCTTTAACGGAATAGCGTATAGCGATCCGGGAAGTGGTAATAACCCGGGAGGTACAAGATACACGGGTTATGGTTTTGAAGTTCGCAAAAACGGCGTATTAATCGCATCCAGAGAAACTAAAGGGGCCATTCCCGGTAGTTACAGTGCAGTTATTGATATGCCGAGTGGCAGGGGAAGCGTCACTCTGGAGTTTAAGATTTTCCAGAAAGGCAATCAGGGGGCAGGCAATATCACCGACTGTACGGTGATTGTGACCAAAAAAGCCGCTTCCGGCATCAGTATTCGTTGAAATATTTATAACCCCAATAAAGGGCGTCAGGAATGACGCCTTTTTTATTGCAGAAAAGCGAGAGGTAATTATGCGTAAAGTTTGTGCAGCAATTTTATCCGCAGCCATTTGTCTGGCCGTATCCGGTGCGCCTGCATGGGCGTCTGAACATCAGTCCACGCTGAGCGCGGGGTATCTTCATACCTCGACGAACGTCCCCGGCAGTGATGATCTGAACGGGATTAACGTGAAATACCGTTATGAGTTTACGGACACACTGGGGCTGGTGACGTCATTCAGCTATGCAGGAGACAAGAATCGCCAGCTTACCCGTTACAGCGATACCCGCTGGCATGAAGATTCCGTGCGTAACCGCTGGTTCAGCATGATGGTGGGGCCGTCTGTGCGCGTGAATGAATGGTTCAGCGCGTATGCGATGGCGGGTGTAGCTTACAGCCGTGTGTCGACTTTCTCCGGGGATTATCTTCGCGTAACTGACAACAAGGGGAAAAAGCACGATGTGCTGACCGGAAGTGATGACGGTCGCCACAGCAACACGTCTCTGGCGTGGGGGGCTGGCGTGCAGTTTAACCCGACCGAATCCGTGGCCATTGATATTGCTTATGAAGGCTCCGGCAGTGGTGACTGGCGCACTGACGGTTTCATCGTGGGTGTCGGTTATAAATTCTGATTAGCCAGGTAACACAGTGTTATGACAGCCCGCCGGTTCAGGCGGGCTTTTTTGTGGGGTGAATATGGCAGTAAAGATTTCAGGTGTACTGAAAGACGGCACAGGAAAACCGGTACAGAACTGCACAATCCAGCTGAAAGCAAAACGTAACAGCACCACGGTGGTGGTGAACACGCTGGCCTCAGAAAATCCGGATGAAGCCGGGCGTTACAGCATGGACGTTGAGTACGGGCAGTACAGCGTTATTCTGTTGGTGGAGGGATTCCCGCCGTCACATGCCGGGACCATCACCGTGTATGAAGATTCCCGACCCGGTACGCTGAATGATTTTCTCGGTGCCATGACGGAGGATGATGCCCGTCCTGAGGCACTGCGCCGTTTTGAACTGATGGTGGAAGAGGTGGCGCGTAACGCGTCCGCGGTGGCACAGAACACGGCAGCCGCGAAGAAGTCAGCCAGCGATGCCGGCACATCAGCACGTGAGGCGGCAACCCATGCGACTGATGCTGCAGGCTCAGCACGCGCAGCCAGCACGTCAGCCGGACAGGCCGCGTCGTCGGCTCAGTCAGCATCTTCCAGCGCAGGAACGGCATCAACAAAGGCCAGTGAAGCATCGAAAAGTGCTGCTGCTGCAGAGTCCTCAAAAAGCGCGGCAGCTACCAGTGCCGCTGCGGCGAAAACGTCAGAAACGAATGCGGCAGCGTCACAACAATCAGCAGCCACTTCTGCATCCGCCGCGACCACGAAGGCGTCAGAAGCAGCCACCTCAGCCCGGGATGCGGCGGCCTCAAAAGAGGCAGCGAAATCATCAGAAACGAACGCATCATCAAGCGCCAGTAGTGCCGCTTCCTCGGCAACGGCGGCAGGCAATTCCGCGAAGGCGGCAAAGACGTCTGAGACAAACGCCAGGTCTTCTGAAACGGCAGCGGGACAGAGCGCCTCGGCTGCGGCAGGCTCAAAAACAGCGGCTGCGTCGTCTGCCAGTGCCGCGTCAACAAGTGCCGGGCAGGCCTCAGCCAGTGCCACCGCCGCCGGAAAATCGGCAGAAAGTGCCGCATCGTCTGCTTCAACAGCCACAACGAAGGCTGGCGAAGCCACTGAACAGGCCAGCGCAGCAGCGAGGTCTGCTTCCGCAGCGAAGACATCCGAGACGAACGCGAAAGCGTCGGAAACCAGCGCAGAATCCTCAAAAACGGCTGCCGCATCGTCCGCCAGTTCGGCGGCGTCATCGGCATCATCGGCGTCTGCTTCAAAAGATGAGGCGACCAGACAAGCGTCCGCAGCGAAGGGCAGCGCCACGACAGCATCCACGAAGGCGACAGAGGCAGCTGGCAGTGCGACGGCGGCAGCACAGAGCAAAAGTACGGCGGAATCCGCGGCAACGCGCGCCGAGACAGCGGCAAAACGGGCAGAGGATATTGCATCCGCCGTGGCGCTTGAGGATGCAAGTACGACGAAAAAGGGGATAGTACAGCTCAGCAGTGCGACCAACAGTACGTCTGAAACGCTGGCGGCAACGCCAAAGGCAGTAAAATCAGCCTATGACAATGCAGAGAAACGTCTGCAGAAAGACCAGAACGGCGCTGATATACCCGATAAGGGACGCTTCCTGAACAACATTAACGCGGTCAGTAAAACAGACTTTGCTGATAAGCGTGGTATGCGTTATGTGCGGGTTAACGCTCCTGCAGGTGCAACATCTGGAAAATATTACCCTGTTGTTGTTATGCGTTCTGCTGGCTCAGTAAGCGAACTGGCATCAAGGGTCATTATCACCACGGCAACGCGAACCGCAGGCGATCCGATGAATAACTGCGAGTTTAACGGATTTGTTATGCCTGGTGGCTGGACTGACAGGGGGCGTTATGCTTATGGAATGTTCTGGCAATATCAAAACAATGAACGAGCCATCCACTCAATAATGATGAGTAATAAGGGCGATGATTTGCGCTCTGTGTTCTATGTTGATGGCGCTGCTTTCCCTGTTTTTGCGTTTATCGAAGATGGCCTGTCAATATCCGCACCTGGTGCTGATCTCGTTGTTAATGATACGACCTATAAGTTTGGGGCAACAAATCCGGCGACTGAATGTATCGCGGCAGACGTTATCCTTGATTTTAAGAGTGGGCGTGGTTTTTATGAGTCTCATTCGTTAATCGTTAACGATAACTTGTCGTGCAAAAAACTTTTTGCCACAGACGAAATTGTAGCGCGTGGTGGTAATCAGATTCGAATGATAGGGGGGGAGTATGGTGCATTATGGCGTAATGATGGCGCTAAAACTTACCTGCTGCTTACCAATCAAGGTGATGTTTATGGTGGCTGGAATACATTAAGACCGTTTGCTATTGATAACGCAACCGGCGAACTGGTTATTGGAACCAAACTGTCCGCAAGTCTGAACGGTAATGCATTAACAGCAACAAAGCTGCAAACGCCAAGACTGGTTTCTGGTGTTGAGTTTGATGGTTCCAAAGATATTACTTTAACCGCCGCGCATGTGGCTGCTTTTGCCAGAAGGGCAACGGATACATATGCCGATGCGGATGGTGGCGTTCCATGGAATGCCGAATCAGGCGCTTACAATGTCACCCGCTCTGGCGACAGCTATATTCTGGTTAACTTCTATACCGGAGTCGGAAGTTGCCGGACCCTGCAGATGAAGGCGCATTACAGAAATGGTGGTCTGTTCTACCGTTCTTCAAGAGACAGTTATGGTTTTGAGGAAGACTGGGCAGAAGTTTATACCTCGAAAAATCTTCCACCAGAAAGCTACCCAGTCGGCGCACCAATCCCGTGGCCATCAGATACCGTTCCGTCTGGTTATGCCCTGATGCAGGGGCAGACTTTTGACAAATCTGCCTACCCGAAACTTGCAGCCGCTTATCCGTCAGGCGTGATCCCTGATATGCGTGGCTGGACGATTAAGGGCAAACCTGCCAGTGGTCGCGCCGTATTGTCTCAGGAACAGGACGGCATTAAATCGCACACCCACAGCGCCAGCGCATCCAGTACGGATTTGGGGACGAAAACCACATCGTCGTTTGATTACGGAACCAAATCCACGAATAACACCGGGGCGCATACCCATAGTATTAGCGGGACCGCAAATAGTGCCGGTGCGCACCAACACAAGAGTTCCGGTGCATTTGGTGGCACGAACACGAGCATTTTCCCTAATGGTTATACCGCGATTTCAAATCCAAGCGCGGGGATTATGAGCACAACAAGCGGTAGTGGCCAGACTCGTAATGCAGGGAAGACATCATCAGATGGTGCTCATACCCACTCGCTGTCCGGCACTGCTGCAAGCGCAGGCGCACATGCACATACTGTCGGTATTGGTGCTCATACGCACTCCGTTGCGATTGGTTCACATGGACACACCATCACCGTTAACGCTGCTGGTAACGCGGAAAACACCGTCAAAAACATCGCATTTAACTATATTGTGAGGCTTGCATAATGGCATTCAGAATGAGTGAACAACCACGGACCATAAAAATTTATAATCTGCTGGCCGGAACTAATGAATTTATTGGTGAAGGTGATGCATATATTCCGCCTCATACAGGTCTGCCAGCAAACAGTACCGATATTGCACCGCCAGATATTCCGGCTGGCTTCGTGGCTGTTTTCAACAGTGATGAGTCATCGTGGCATCTCGTTGAAGATCATCGGGGTAAAACGGTTTATGACGTGGCTTCCGGCGACGCGTTATTTATTTCTGAACTCGGTCCGTTACCGGAAAATGTTACCTGGTTATCGCCGGAAGGGGAGTTTCAGAAGTGGAACGGCACAGCCTGGGTGAAGGATACGGAAGCAGAAAAACTGTTCCGGATCCGGGAGGCGGAAGAAACAAAAAACAGCCTGATGCAGGTAGCCAGTGAGCATATTGCGCCGCTTCAGGATGCTGCAGATCTGGAAATTGCAACGGAGGAAGAAATCTCGTTGCTGGAAGCATGGAAAAAGTATCGGGTATTGCTGAACCGTGTTAATACAACAACTGCACCGGATATTGAATGGCCAACAGGACCCATTATCGAATAGTGCATTACGAACTGCAGGATATTATATGGGATAATATTCTGCAGTTTATTGGGGCTGTATTTTAAAAAGGTGTTTATTTTGAGTGAATTATCACCTTGTTTTTTCCGGTTCTTTTGGCTTGATATAACGCTTTATCGGCATTGACTAACATTTCAGATGGGCTGAGATTATTCTCTTTTGAAGTAAAGCAACCAATACTGACAGTTATTTTCTCAGGTCCATGCGATAATAATTTTTCCGAGCATTGCTCTTCAATGTTTTTTCTGATTCGCTCTGCAATTGATAGCAAGAGCTTTTGAGTATTACCTTTAATGATAATACCGAACTCCTCACCGCCTAAGCGCCCTAATATATCCTCTTTCCTGATGGATTTTTTTATTATTCTGGTAACCATTACTATGACTTGATCACCCATATGATGCCCCCATTTGTCATTGATGCTTTTGAAACTGTCAATATCTAACATTATTACTGAGAAATCATGGTGTTTTGATATATTCTTCAATGAGTCAATAAAGTATCTTCTATTGTATGTATTCGTTAGTGGATCATGAATTGCCATATGATTAGCATGATTTAATTTCCTGAAAACATAATACATGAGTGTTGAAATGATATAAATCATTGATATCAATTCAAGAAATTTTGTCATGTACCATGCAGGATGGGATTTATCAATAAAATACAATAAAATTAGATTATTGCATACTGACACTATACTAATAAGTATTATACACAACCATATTTTTGAGTAATTACGTATGCTGATGCATGAGCTGATAAGTAATACAAGCCAAAATACTGATATTATTTTGGTGTACACGATATTCCACGTCGGCAAATGACGATTCAGCGAGTATTGTATAATATTAAGACTATATTTTATATTGTCACTGCTTAGATTTTTTGCTACAAACGGAGTAATAAAAAGAATTAATATTGACAAAACAACAATTATTATGTTTCTTTTATCTTCTAAAACACTTTTATTTTTAACATTGGTGGAATAAACAGCCAGAAAGATTATAGATATAAAGCTGAACTGACGGAATAGATAATATATTGCGATATCATTTGATTTCTGATAGATTGTAGATAAATCGTTACCAAACGGAGATAAAGAAATAATAGCCACTTCTAATAAATAATACGTGTTGCTCAAAAACGCGAATGAAAGAATTAAGAGATAACTTTGTCTCTGATTAGAAACATAGTAAAGCAATAGAAAAATAAAAATCATCAGGTTTATGAAAAAAAGCCCAATAATGAAAACACTATAACTTATTTGTGTTGTTTGTGTTATGTATATTCCATTATTTTCATGCAGTAACAAAAATATAATAGAGATGCATGAAAATAAAAAGATGAAGA